AAACCAGATCCAGACTTTGATTTGCCAGACCCTCACAAGGTTATTGAAAGAGCCAGAGAGGCTGTCTGTGCAAAGAGTCACCTGGATCTACCTTCTTGTGAAGAGCCTGTTCCGGCTGGAAAGTCTGGTAACATGAAGCTCTCAACAGGATGCAAGTACTGTGCATACAGAGACCGGTGCTGGCCTAGCTTAAGAGTATTTTTATACAAGACAGGACCCGAGTATTTTACAAAGGTTGTGAAGGAACCTTCAGAAAAAATAAAGGAGATTACTAAATGAACACACTGAAGAATTGGAACGATTGGTGCAATGATAAGATTCTGCTGACTTCTGCAGATACTGAAAAGGACTTGATCATCTCTCCCAATGCTATCTTAGGCATTGAAGGTGGTGCAGAGTCCACGATCTTGCATCTGGTTGATGGTATCATCGTAGAGGCCAAAGAGGATGTTGAAACGATTCTGGGATATATTTCAGAGTTGATTGTTGCGTCCAATGCGCGCCGAGAAGCTGCTGCAAAAGCCCAAAGAGAACAATACGAGGCCTTGCAAGCAGCTGCTAAAGAAGATGCTAAGGCTTCGGAGGGCTAGCTCTACCAGCCCCTGGAGGAATCTGGGGGCTTTCTTTTAAAGACATAGGGAGACATACATGAAAAAGAGATTTCTAGTCTTCTCAGATCTCCACATAACTCCTAAAGGATATGACACAAGGATCCTTAAGGAGATTCAACATATGATACAGAAATCTTTACCGGATTATATCGTATGTACTGGAGATCTCGGAAGCTTTGATAGTCAGAACAGACTAGTGAGGGATAGAGGGAACTTCTCAGTAGCTGATGAGCTTACAATGGTCATGACATACATTGAGAGCTACATCGTAAACACCGTCAGAAGAATCAGAGAAGAGCAGAGAAGGTCTAAAAAGAGAATGTACAGACCCCGTATCGTGTTCTGCTTAGGCAATCATGATGCGTACGTTACAGATGCTCTTACACCCATGTTAGAGTCTTTGGGTATTGAAGTAGTTCAGCATAGGGACTACATCAGCCTTGAAGGGATCTTGTTCAGTCACACGTTTGATAACGGGATATCTGGACAGGCTTGTGTAACAACTAAGCAGATCCTTGATAACACCTTGATGAGGTCTGTGTCCGGGCATTCACATGTCCGTAGCATTACTGAGCAGAGGGATGCAAATGGTCACAAGGTCTTTGCAATCAAGATGCCTTGTGCGACCATGTCAAAGCCCCAGTGGGCTCTGCAGTCCTCTTTAAAGTGGGACAGAGGGTATCTGTGTCTCACTGTTGATACTGATTCAGACTGGTTCCAGTACACTTTCAGGGAGGTACAGGATGGGTGAGGAATTTGACTTCTTTACAAAGGTTGAAGACAGCTACTCTATTGAAGACATCTTAGAGATTATTGGTGTCTCTGTGGAGCAGCTTCTTAAGTACTACCTAAGAGATCTGGTCTTGGCACACAGAGGAGACTTTGATGTCTGATAAAGTCTACGTAGGGATTGACCCGGGTGCTAAAGGGGCTATTGCTGTCATTGCAGGAGACCTGGTCCTCATTCAAGACATGCCAAAGCCTGAAGAAGCTCTTGGGATTTTTAAGAGAGCACAGCCAGTGGACTGTAAGGTTGCTATTGAGCAGGTTCATCCTCTTCCTGGACAATCCTGCATAGCATCTTTTACGTATGGAGAGAACTTTTTACTTGCTTTTTTGCTCGCTTTGTGGTATAATATAGCTCCTGTAATGGTTTCTCCTCAGAAGTGGAAGAAGCATTACGGACTTAAGAAGAATGCTGATGAGACAAAGTCAGAGTACAAAAGGAGATCAGTAGAGAAGGCTAGGGAGTTGTTCCCACAAGCTGTTGATCTTCTCAAGGCCTCTAAAGATGGCAGAGCAGAAGCTCTTCTTATTGCAAACTGGTTGAGGGAACAGGATGCTGAATGACACTGAAGAGTTGTTAAGGATCCAAGAGAACTGTGCAGACTTTCTGCAGATCATTGCGGAGAAGATGAACAGAAAACCTCAAAAGAACTCGATGACTCTTAGAGAAATCTATCAGAATCACTTTATTAACATCAATGAACAAGTCTTAGGGAGAATTTACAATGACAGACAAAGAAATCTTAGAAGCAAATCAAAGCGCAAGACAACCTGTTGAGTGCTGGACCCGTGTTATGGGTTATTTCAGACCTGTATCAGGTTACAATAAAGGCAAGAAGAGTGAATTTGAAGAACGTGTGTGGTTTACAGAATCCCACATATGTCCTTGTACTAGAGATTCTGAACAGGTGGCTGCATGATTAGAGAAGCTGTGTTAGAGAAAGCAAAGAAAATTGTTACAGGTGCTAGACAAACTGCGTACGGTTCTCCAGAGGACTGTTTTTCCACTATTGCAAATCTTTGGGGGTCTTACCTTGGTATTAGCATTTCTTCCAAGGATGTTGCAATGCTCATGGTACTTCTTAAGATTGCAAGATCCAGGAAAAATGACAGATACGCTGATAATTATGTAGACATTGCAGGCTATGCAGCTTGTGCAGGAGAACTGACAGATGCTAGATAATGCAACAATTGCGCAGTACGTGCAAGGCCATGAAGGTCTTTCATTAAAGCCCTATTACTGTACAGCTAATAAGCTTTCAATAGGCATTGGAAGGAACTTAGATGATCGTGGTATTACCAAGGAAGAGGCTCTTCTGCTCTTTGCAAATGACTTAAGGATTGCCTGTTCAGATCTCTACAGAGTTTTTGGAGATGACTTCAAAGGGTTTCCTGACAATGCTCAGTTAGTCTTTATTGATATGATGTTTCAATTAGGTTTCAGCAGATTCTGTGGCTTTTTGAAAATGATTGACTACGCTAAGGCAGGTAACTGGAAAGAAGCTGCAAGAGAGCTGATGGATTCTAAATACGCTAAGCAGGTTCCTAACAGGGCCAAGCACAACGAAGAGCTTTTACTTTCTATATAAGGTCTCAAGAGTCTAAAAAGATCCCCCTCTTACGAGGGGGTTTCTAATTACCTGTTAGGCGGTAAAGGTTGTACAGGAGGAATCCTGTTAGCCTCCTCAGGCTTTAAAGTCTGCGGTTTAGGTTCTCCTTGAAGTTTAACAGGCTTTCCATTCCAACCAGACTTGTAGTGAGACACCTTAACCTCACCGGACTTTCCAGCTTTTGCAACTGTAGAGCCCTTCTTAACCTTCTGACTGTCTCCTACAACACTCTTCATGCCTGTGCCATCAACAGACCAGAGAGAGCCTTTGGCGTCTTCGATAAGAACTGCAGAGGATCCTCTACCGTATTGTCCTTGGAAGATAACAGTACCTGAGACAGGGGCTTTTACGTCATCATCTTCCTTGCCTTGTACAATCGCTCTGTTATCCTTGAACGTTATGGAGGAATCTTCAATGACTTTGAAGTTACCCTTCTCATCAGGCTCTACAGGCTTTGCTTCAATACTACCAGGGAACTTCACAGAGGTACCTTTTCCGCCCTCACCAAGTAAAGACCCTGCAACAACATCAAGAGGTGTGTCTCCGTATTGGTAGAGTGCGTTGATAGCCTCCTCAGATGGTTCAATACCTTCAATGACGAACTTAGAGCCATCCTTAGCCTTTACTGTTGCTTTGTTGTTCTCTACATCAAACGTAACAGTTCCTTCTACAGGCGAGATAATGTTCTTTACACCTTCATCTAATACAGTAATCTTAGAGCCTTTGATATCGGTTCCTGTTGAAGTTGCATCAGGTATCACAGATTGAGCAGTGTTCATCGGCAGGCTCTGCATAGCTCTTTCAAAGCCAATCTGAGACTGTAGCATTCTTGCTTCATGTTCTGCTCTGTCTCCTGTGAGATATGTAATGCCTCTTCCAGCCACTTCTAAAGCAGATTTACCAGCTCCTACAATGGCTTCACCAACTGCCATGGATTGCTCAGGAGACATCTGCATAGGTTCTGTGGATGACAGGGAGTATAACAAGGCTCTGTCAGCAGCACTGTCTGAACTAAGAGGAGACACGCTGAAGCCTTCTCTGGAGCTCTTCAAAGCTTCTTCAACAGCTCTGATATCCTCTGCAGACATTCTCATGTTCCCTCTAACGTTTGTGATGTTTCCTCTTTCTCTGTTGATCTGGTTGAGTCTAAAGTTCTGAGCTCCTTCAGAATGTTCAATCTGATAACGGTTAAACTGATCTCTTAAGACATCCTTTTGATCATAGTAGTATAACTCTTCAAGCTTGTTATAGCCTGCTTGAATGATTGCAGAGTTACGTCTGATAAGCTCTGAATCGCCATCTCCAAGAGTAATCATCTGGCCTGCTTGAGTTGCATCGATAAGATACGGTTCAGCTCCCCAGACTCTTCTTGGAATGTAATAGTGTACTTGGCCATCCTCTCCAATCTGGATAAAGCCTTCACCATCTGTGGCCTTATCTGTTCCTGCTGTGATATATCCGAAGACACTATCACGTTCTCTGTCTCTGGCTGAATAGGATACATCCTCAAGATCTCCAGAAGTTAAAGTGCCTTTAGAGTCTGTCCAAGCTGCAAGAGCTGCATAGAAGTTACCACCAAAGCTCTCTTTGGGTTTTGATTCTGTCTCTTGGATAGCTGTTTCAAGGGTCTGAGCCTGACCATTGGAGATGTTTGTCTGAGCGTTAGGATCTCCTTTACTATCCAAATAGAGTTCGCTTACTGTTTTTGTAAGGAAGAAGTTCAAGTCCTTTGTTGCATATGTGACAGGACCTTGACTAACGATCTGTGTTGACAAGTCTTTAAAGTTCACCTTAGCAAGCGTATTGAGGATATTACCGAACCTTGAATCGTTTCTAGCAGCAATATCAGCACCTTTCATTGTAGCTTCTTTTTTACCAGGAAGAGTAACTGTAAAGTCTTTCTGTAAGAACTCATTCAGAGACAGCTGTTGTCTAAGCTCATTCTCTCTTGTCATGGCATCTTTAGAGACCTCCATAAGACCTGCAACGTATTCTGCTTTCTTTGCTTCATCTCCTGTACCAAGCAAGGCAGCTCGTTGTATCGATAAAGCTCTTGTAACAACCTTCTGTGCAACTGGGAAAGACCATCCTCTGTTGTTTGCAAGCTCTCCTATCATATGGTTAGAATACTCATTGAGCATAACTACAGGATTCTTTCCTTGATTCTGTACAAGATAGTTTGTAAAGCCATTCTGAATATCCAAGTATAGACTGTTAATGCCTTCTGAGTACTCTGTGTCGATTGCTTTTGATTGCTGTTCAGAAGACATGTTGCCTACAGAGGTTACAAAGTTGTCTCTGGCAGCCTGTCTGTTTAATACACCAACACCTGCAAGGTACTTAGCAGCTGGAGTAGCATCAGGACCCAAGACAGATTCTCCTGCAGTATTGTACAGATCCATTCTAGCCCAGTCAGAGGCTGCTTCACGCTCATTTATCTTTGTGATGTTGTCAAAGTGAGGTTTGTATCCTGCAAGTTCCATCACTCTGTTCATAGCTTCAACATCTCCTCCGGCAATCTGTAATGCAGCTTTATGAAGTCCCTCATCAAAGGCTTGGAATTCGATCTCATCCATATTCTTTGCAGCTACTTCACCAGCAGCATTTTTATACAGATCAAACAGATCAGCGTTATAGGCCTTACCAGACCCAGAACCTCTGCCAGAGCTTTTGACCGTATTGTCCAGCCATTCACCAAGACCTCCTGCAACTCCTGAGATGATTGCTCCAGGTCCTACAGGGCTTTGATAGTCCGGTGTGGTCGTCATAGCCTGTTGAGTATGTGTAACGTCTCTTACAATTTCTGCCATATTATTCTCCTTTATTGTACAAAATCTTTATGAAGTTATCTCCGTTCAAGCCAGCTGCTTCAATCTGTCTCAGGAACATTCTCTTCTTTGCATCGATATTAAACTTCTCTGAGGCCTCATTCATTGTATCATTCAATATCTGTGCCTGTTGCAGTTCATGCAAGCCTGAGAGTTTGATGATCTTGAAGTAGAGGTTGTAGTCTCTCTCAGAGCCTGTTCTCAGGTATCTCATCAGCATTTCATAAGCAGCATCTCTACATGCTTTAACTGATTCAGCACTTTCTGAAGACTGTGTCCAAGCCTTTACAAGCTCTTTGCTTGTCAAGCTATTGAAGCCCAGAGCATACAAGGTTGTTCTCAGCTTGCTGTTGTAGTACTCAGTCAACTCTCCTTTGGTATTAAGAGCTCTTCCAGTTTTCCACAGTCTAGCTCCTAAGTACAGTCTGACAGAACTGGGGAGTTTTCCTTCAATCGCTAATGACTCAATCGTGTCTCCCAGATCACTGATGTTTGCTTCACCGATTGCAGTATCTCTTACGTACTTCACAATCTCAAAGAATGAAGACAAAGCTTTACCAGCTACCTGAGGAGCTGCAAAGTCTAACTGAGCAAGACCAAGGATGCTGTCAAACATGTCAAAGTATTCAAGAGACAGAGGCTGTGCAATATCCATATCAAGACCAAAGACATCTGAGAAGTAATTCAACAGACCTTTTTGAATGAACTCGGTAATCTCATTACGTTCTACGTCTGTTGCATCAGTGTCTTTAGGATCGTGGAACAGATTGTACACGTTTGTTCCAACCCACGCAGCTGCTCCAGCTCCCAGCATACCTTCAGTACCTGTTAAAGCCAATGTACCAAGACCCAGTCTAGCTCTTTGTGCAGCTGTAAAGTCTTTATTGAACAGGACAGACTCTAACCATCTCATGCGATAGCCCATGAACTGGAACAGAGTCTTCTCAATAGATCCTCTCTGGACTCTAGCAAGGCCTGCTGCATCCATGTTCAAGAACAGGTCATTAGCGTAACGAGACACAGAGAGTCTCTCAGCAGCTGACATCTTCTTACCATCAAATCCTCTGGCCTTTAAGGCTGTTAAGAATGCCATAGATCTGTTCTGCATTTCACCAGAATTGAAGAAGAGCATCGATATCTTATTGAATGTAGAGCTTGTTGAGGCTCCTTTCTCAATGAAACCACCAGCAGTACCGTGCTCAAAAGCACCCATCTCAATAATGTTACGAGCATTCTGCAACATTGTGGGATTGTTCTTGTACATCTTGTAAGCAGTCTTAAGAGCCTTTGTCTTATTTCCTCCAGAAGACATCAAGACATACGTGAGAGACAAAGAGTCTTTTGCAGCAGATGCAGCTGCTTTGGGTTCCAGTAAAAGGATTGCAGCATCTGATCCCATCTGCTTCCACAGCTGTGAGATATTGCACATACCAAGGTACCAGTGGCTGGCAAAGGCTCTGGCAGATGTCAAGTAGTCTTTCTCAGCAATCTTGAACCAGTTGACTCTAACGCTATGTGCAGCTTCTTCAGAGATCGGAAGAATCTTTTCAGCAGCTCCTCCAACCCATTCCATTAACCTCTTGAAGTTATCTGCAAGCATTGTATCAAGCTTTGTAGGAACTCCACGAATTGCTGCGTAATTCAACTGTGCTGTCTTAGCCATTCTAGAGACATCAGAGCCATCTTCAATGGCATTGCCACTTATAAGGGCTTCTCTTGCAGTAAGCTTGTATCCTCTCGGCTGTCTTATAGCTCCTTTATAGGCTCTGTAGAATCTATCTGCATACATCTCTGTGAAGTCATTCATATAGCCACCATAGACCATATCATTCACAAGATATCTCAGTTGCATTTCAAAGTCCACTGGCTGAGCTTTTTCAAAGTCCCAAGTAAGAAGCTCTCTACCAGTTCTCATCAGTCTCTTTTCTTTTGCTTCATTTGAGATTGCTTGATAGTGGCTGTTACGAGAGATTCTTTCCATCTCATCAAACCCTACAAGGTCATCCACTCCAGAGTCTCTCAAGACATTGTAAGACTTCAAGATCTTATCATTCTTTACAACCTCAAGAGAATTCTCCATATGTGTAAAGTCCATACCACGTTTTTCAAAGAACTCTCTGAATCCACTTGCATCTCCAAAAGGAGCCTTGTGGAACTTAGCAGCAGCTATTGCAGCAGTTGCTTCACTGTCTTTACCGGATATGATGAGACGCCTGATCTCTTCAAGCTTATTGCTCAGTCTAGTCATTCCTGCAAGGTCTGGATCAGTAAAGAAAGTATTGACTCCAACGATCTTGTCACCTTCCATACGGAGCTGTTTCAAGAATCCTCTGTTTCTTTGGTAGTAGTTACGACCACCTGCAACATAGCTTGTAACAAACTCTGGAAGTTCATTGATGACTGTTCCTTTTGGATCTAACAGGTAGTAGAAGGTCCTTGCACCATAGCCATCTTCAGGACTCAAAGAGCCTTCAATGAGTCTATAACCATTATTAAAGAAGTACTCCCATTGCCCTCTTTCAATCGTATCAACACCTACAATTGTTGCATCCTCAAGATCAACGTTATTGATGATAAGACCTCTGCCAGAGCTCTTTACAGTATCTCTGAGTTCAGTCCAGCTATTTATGTTAGGTACAACTCTACCAGCTCCTGCAATCCTTTTACCGTTGTATGTGATTGACTTGGCTCCTCTAAGAGACAGATCAAGTCTTGTTGCTTCGTTTCTAAAGTAATCATCAACATCGTTGATGACTCTCCAGTTTGTGTAAACCTTTGTCATCTCAGGAGTCCACCCAGATGCAAGGAGCTGCTCAGGTGTGTAGAATGCTTCGTATCTTGTAGAGACATCAATGGCACCCTGAACAATCTTTCTTTCGTTCTTTGCAAGAGCATTCCAAGATGTCATAGCACTGTTGTACAGTTCTCTTGCTTGTGAATTGTCCATTTCTCTAGCAACGTGAGCAATCTGAATATCCTTCGGATCTGAAGTAGCTGTTGCAACACTGCTAAGGACACTTCTCCAGCCTTCCTGTGTCTTGTCTTTGAACTCACCAGCTTTTTGAAGTCTGTCAAAGTTCAACGATCCAAAGCCTTTGTTTGTGTCAATGTACAGAGTTGTGTAGTAGACTCCGGTATCCTCATCGATGCCATAGTTGACTCTATAGCCTTTAACAACTGAAGGATCTGATGATGCCTTTGTAAGTTTTTTACCTCTCTCAACAGCATTCAAGAATCCTGTATCAAAGTCCTTTGGTCTGTCTCCTAAGGGGTAGTTTTCAAATCTGACAGATCTATATTCAGCATCATTGACAGGGTTCTTTAGCTTTACTGCGATGGTAATGTTTCTATCTTCCTTTGAGAGCATTATGTTGCCATTGTCAAATGCGCTCAAGATCTCTTTGATACCGACACCTCTACCAGCACCAATGATCTTATCAGCTCTCAATGTGTCAATGAGAGGTCCTGCAGCAAACTCTCCATAACCTTCTCTGAGCAGTGTTCTAAGGTGCTGCTCTTGAGACACAGTCTTATTAAAGACCTGATTAGCTTCCTTCTCAATCTTAAGACCTAAAGAGTACACTTCATTTCCTTCAGTAGCAGATGCTTCTCCTACAGGGTGCAGAGCATGGTCTGTGTAGTCTACATAAGCCCCTTTCTTGTTTGAGTACTTCCAGGGCCTTCCCTTTTCAGTAGGAGCACCTAACTGTTCTTCAGCAATCTCAGCAAGCTTTGCTCTGTTCTTTGTGGCCTTTGCTCTGCTAAGAGGAAGATTCTCATAGGCTCCTTTTAAGACATTGACACCCTTTAAAACTTTGTTGGAGCTGTATTTGACGATACTGTCTCCAAAGGGTATAGCAATGTCTGCAGTGCCTCTTACAGTATGATAAAGAGCTTCTGCTTTCTTACCTGCTGCCAGTGCTTTAGCCCCTTTACCGATCAGCAAAGTACCTGGAATGACTCCGGTAATTCTTAAAGTATCGTTCAACGATTCTGATCCAGGACTGAACTTGAGCAAAGACTGAACAATCTCTCTCTGTATCCACGGATCTACACCAGCTTCATCCCATTTATTCTCAATGTCTTTGAGGGTTTCGATGAGGCTGAGAGGAGAGACCTCTCCATTACTCACAAGACCCATCATCGTTGTTCCAAAGGCAAGCATCATATCATCGTAAGAGTACTCATCAATATCTTTAAAGCCAATCGCTTTGAGAGCATTTGAAACTCTTATAGTGCTAGAAAAGGGTAGTGTATCAACAACAAGGTTCTTTATAATGCTTGTCTCTTTTCTGTCAATGGCCCTTGAAAAGTCTTCAAGAATGGCTGCTTTCTCATTGTAAATCTGTTCCCATCTTTGGAAGTCTATAGAATTGTAACCATTCTCTGGATTATCTGTATAGGATTGTGCAAGTCTCTCTCTAGCTGCAGAGATTGCAGCAGCATGCGGTACTTCTTCTCCGAGACTATCAAGCTTGGCAAGACCTAAGGCTTTCAGCTCAACGGTTTTAGAGCCTTCTCCGGTTCTTGCTAAGTCCAAGACAGAGCTCTTTAAAGAACCTTCTTCCTCTGCTTTAATCCTTGCAGATTCTCCACTGTTAAGAGCTTGCCAGTCATCAAGAGTATTTATAGAGTAAGGATCCTGACCCAGATCAATTGCAATGTTGTTCATATACAGCTGATCAGGTGTAGACAATTGCTTAGGAGCAGACACGTCCAGAAGTTCATCAAGAACTGTTCCGCTTGCTTTGCTTTGTTCATCTAAGATCGTTTCAAGTACTGACATTCTTTAATCCTTTATTGAACTCTATTGTATTGTGACACGCCTTGAAAGACTGGAGAGGCTATTGAACTCCACAAAGCAGTCTGTTGCAGACCACTTTGAAGTGCTGTTGAATACGCAGAGCTAGACAACGCTTGTGCAGCCAGTTCTTGAGTAGGCGTATATGGCCCAACACCGTATGCAGTAGCACCAGCAGCAGATGCAGATGCAAAGGATGCACCAACTCCGAAAGCCATTGAAGCCAATTGCCCAGTAGCCAAGGTGGTCTGTGCAGCTTTTGCATAGCTTCCTGCTTTCTTCATATAGCTGTTGTACAGTTGGACAAGTCTCTGGTCATTCGCTGTGTATTGAATTGAATAGGCTGTCTGACTACCTATGGAAGACAGAGCAGATGTTGCCAAAGAACTTGTCTCAATGCCATAGGCTGCAGAAGCTGCCAAAGACCCTGCTCTGGCCATTCTTGCTTGTCTCAGTAGTGCAAGGTACGAGGCCTCTTGTGCATTCCTCTCACGCTGTTGCTGAACCTGAGCAGCTTTCTTGGCATTGCTCTTGGCCTTCTTACCCAGTTTAAATGATCCAAAGACTCCACCAACTGCAGAGCCTATAGAGCCACCTACAAGAGCACCTATCGCAGTTCCTACTCCAGGAATGACTGAACCTATCCCAGCTCCCAGAGCCGCTCCTGCTGCTACCGAACCTTGTCCTTGTACTGTTGCTGATGCCATTGTCAAATTCTCCCATCATTCTTGAGGTCAAAGACAAGCCCTTCTAAGATGAACTGAGATCCTTCTACGGACTCTAGCTTGATCTGATAGGCTTTTCCAAGGCCTCTTATGTTTGTCTTGTTCACGATATAACCGTTATCTAAAATAGTCTTTCTAACAGGTCTATACAGCTCTGTAGGACTGCTCCATTTACCATATCTTCCAGAGGTTCTCCAATCCCAGAGAATGCTTCCTTGACAGTTTGAAGGGTAGATGTAGTCTCCTGTAGTAAGCTCTCCTACTTCAGTTCTTCTAAAGTATGTGATAAGATACGGCATGTTCTTTGTATGAACTGTATCAGGCAATCTTCTACCAGTATACTGCGACGTTGTTGTAGCATTCATAGGATGACTGATGAGGTAGCTATCAAAGTGGTACCCATCTCCACTCCAGTCTCCGGCTGTCCAGTCCTTTAACAGGTTATTTCTGAAGTCTCCGAAGGTTACCTTTCTGTTTGCTGTATCAAGACACATAAGCACTGAAGACTCAAAAGTAAACTCCTCAGAATCGATAGGATTGTCTGCAAGAATTGCTACACCGTTGTCATCAAAGATCTCGTAGACATTCTGATCAGGTCCACTTTCAAGAGATCCCCAGCGGGATGTAAAGACGTCAGAGGATTCGGTAACAAATGAAAAGCCTGTTGTCTGATCTCCAAGCATTGCTGTGTAGATTGAGACATCTGCGAAGTTTGTAGAGGACACATCAGTCCATGTAACGCTTCCCCAATCGTTGATAAGATCTGCTGCTAAGTCTGGCAGGTTTTGTGCAGTATAACCTGAGTCAGGCAGTTCATACTCTCCTACAAACCCTGTAGAGGCTGCTTGAATCTCTCCATCGCTCATTGAAGTAGGCCACAGACCTATCCACATTTTTTCAGAAGACAACCAAGATCCTGTTGGAGTGTCACTGCCATTCACTGTATGAATCACATTGTAGTCACCAGGACTGTTACAAGACACAGCAATCTGTACAGCATCTCCGAGCTTATAAATAACCTTTGACTGGCCTGCTTCAAGATCTGAGAAAGCACTGAAGTCGCATCTGAACAACAGACCACTCTTGGAGATGTCAATGCCTCCTATAAACTTTGTATATTCACCCTCTTGTACTGCATAGGTGTTGTTCGAGGCAATGACAGGGTATTCTTTAACAGCTTTGAACGGAGCCTTGACAGATAATCCAGAAACAACTTCAGGCAGTTCGTGGTCCGAAGCATCTCCATCGACATCGTCAATCTTTGAGACAATCTCTTGAGGTGCAAAAGAACCTCTTTGAATATCATACACAAGACATTTATTCAGGTTTCTTGGGTTTTCTTCATCTCCAGGGTAGAACCAGTATATCTTCTTCTTGGAGCTGCTGTACACACCCTTACACCATTTGTGCTGTGTATTAGAGAGCTTACCATACCATGTCAGAATCTTATCAGTAGAAATGTCCTGTACAGCAAGACCTTGTTCATTACTTCCCAAGACATTGATGCCTGTAGTACCCCAGTAAAAGACACCGAACTCTGTATTCACAAAGCTTTGAGGAGCCTGTGTAGGTACAGACCCAAGCGTTCCAGCAGAATAAGCAGTTGCTGTAAAGATGTTGTTGGCAGTTCCTGTAATGTACGCATTACCTCTTGTACCGAAGATGAACAGGTATTGTCCATACTGTGCAAGCTTGATACCATCACCAATCTCAGGAAGACTGATAAGACCACCATCCGTCTCAATCACATCAGACATCTCTTCAGACGTAGGATCTGCCTCTGTGAAGCACTGATCAGCTTTTGATATATCCTCTGCAATCACTTGAGAATACAAGAGGGTGTCACCAGACAGATAAAAGATACGACCAGCATATGCGCACAAGTCTGCCACATAAGGCTTACGAGGCTTTGCATCAGGTACTTGAGACTTTGCATCAGTTGCATTAGGCGTTGTAGGATCTACCAGAGTGAATGAGGTATCCACAATATCTTGAAAAGCTATACCAAGCTCAGAGCAGAGATTCGAGAAAGCTTGTACAAGACTGCTAACAGAGACTCTCTCCTGATTGAAGTATTTCAGCTTCTCATGTCCTCTACTGGCTGGAGAATTGCCCAAGGTCATGTTGATGATATTCTGAGGCTTGAAAGCACTTGTCTGATCATCCTTCAGCATCTGTTGAGCAAGGTTATTTCCAGGGAAAGCACCAGGACTCTGAGCGTTGTAATAGTCTGCAATGAGCTTAGGAGTCCAGCCTTGATTCAACAAATTGTACAAGTGTGCATAAGACATCTTTGTAGGTTGATCATCTACTGCTAAGAAGTCTGTTGCACCTACATGAGTGTCTCTGATCTGCAACTCCAACTGACTCTT